AATTTCTCGACCTGCTCGAATAACATCACCACGACTTGGCGGGCAATGAAATGCCTGCTCCATAAACTTAACGAATGTACTGTTTACTTCCTCGCCAATTTGGTCATAGAGTGCAGTAACGTTTTCCTTAGTCCAAGGAATAACTCCAGATTCGATGTCTTTCTTTAATGTAGTATATGCACTGAAATAACAAGAGTCTGTATCACCATAGATAACTGCCTTACCTACGTGATTGTATTCACCTGTGATAATTTCATTTACTTTACTAGCCATGTGTTTGGCAATTTGTCTACCGACTAGAGTAGTTGACTGTCCAATACGTTTATCGAAGAATCTACAACCTGGGTTAAGAATAGCACCATACAAACTGTTCAAGTTAATCTTTTTAACTAACTGACGTTTATCCCAATACTCTTCTTCGACCTTGTTACCTGCCTGAATACATTCTTTTAATTTGGCCTGCATTTCTTTACGTTCAGCATACCAACGCTTTAACAGTCCAGGAATAATACCTTCCTTTTCGTAGGTAAAGATTGTACCATTTGCCGAAAGCATCCAAGGCTGATGACTATCAAAAATAACTTTATATACTTCTGCACCACTGTGTACAGTACTGTTGCCATCTTCCCAGTCTATGGTAATTTCCACATCTTTACGTTGTGCCATAACTGCTTCGTATTCGTCAGTTCCAAACTTGCCTTCCCAACTGCCTGCAAACGATTTCTTTTTAAGAGTCATTTGTTCATGGATAAATGCTTCTGTCATTGTAGGACGTAATTGACCTACAATAGTTTCCGGACCCATGTTAAGCGCACGAATGGCGCTTGGATAAAGACTGTTAATATCCAGCGATCCAATCCAATCTTGCAGACCTTCTTTCGGATGTGCTACATAAGCACCAGCAGCCGCAGTATTTTCATCGTCATCTCGTTTAGGACGATTAGGAACTTGGAAACCTCTACGATGCGCTTCGTTAATAATAGCCTGTTCGGTAACAGCCACAGCACCCATTGTAGTCTGTAATAATACAGTATTTTCATGTGCAATTTTATTAGCAAGGTCAATGAATTTAAGTTTTTCATCTAGTTTGTTTAATAGTGCAACGTCTTGTCTGTTATACACAATAAATCTTTTAAAGTCATTGTTGTATAGTTGATCAAGTGTGCCTTCGTAAACAGTTTTGTTCTCGCCAATTTCCATTTCACCGATGGCATCTAATCGATAGGTGTGTCGTTCTTCGTAGGTAAACTTGCGATAAAGTTCTAGACTGTCTAAGTGTACACGACCAATTAAGTCATATGTTTGTGCAGTCTTGCCATACTTTTCATATTCTCTACGTTTAGGAAATTGATTCCATAGACAGAAACGTCTTGTATCTTCTTTACTTAACACCTGTGTCACACGGTTAACAGTATAAGGAATATCATAGCCTTCGCTGTTCCAACCTGTGATAATGTCTGCATCTTGAATTAAATCTAAGAATGTTTCCAACATATCTGCTTCATTAGTAAACAGATGTGTATCTGGAATATCGGCTACTAACGCTTCGGCTTCAGCAAAGGTTAATGTCTTTGGAGGAAGAGCCAGTGTAATTAATTTGTCTAACCATTTTAGGTGAACTGTGATAGCAGTAATTGGCATAAACGCATCTTCAGGAGTGCTATAGCCGCGTTCTGGATCGAAGTCCACCTCAATGTCGAAGAAGCAAATATTTAGATTAGGTGCATCTTGATTTAGATAGTTTTCGCTTAGATGTACAAAAATTGGATTGATGTCGCTTTCGTATAAGTCCTTACCACTGTTAATGGCTAATTCTTTTCGAAAGTCTTTGGTGTTTTTACAAACTACCCTAGTCAGCGGATCGCCGTAAATGCTAGTAAACTTGCCTTTTTGATCCGGATAGTAAAACGTGTAGCGTACAGGATGTTCTTTGAAAACCCGTTCGCCTTGGTCGTTTCGCTCTACGACCTTAATAATATCATTCTCTCTGTCAAAGAGAGCGTCAACGTAACTCATATTTTAATTTTTCTCCTATGCCATTTAGGGCTGGCAAATACCAAACAAGTCATTTGTGGCTGACTAAACCTTTCTTTATATTAGTTAATTAGCATTCTGATCAAGCCAACTGTGTCGATAGTGGTTAGCAAGATATAGTTGGCTAGCATACCAAATGATTTTCTAGTATAAGCGGCCCACGCATACATCGCACAGCCGCTAATCCATACAGGATACAGAGCAAGCAATGGCGGATTAGGTACAGTAACGGCCATAGTAATACTACAGCCAATACTAACAGCCCAGGCAAGTAACTCAACAATAAATCGAAATGGATGACTATTCCAGTCATCCTTGATCCATTGTATAGTTGGCCCAAAAATAGCGTCTATCATTTGTCTTTGCCAACAGTAACGATAATTGTTTCTAAATCATCGAAATCACTGAATACATCGTTCCAGTTGCCTTTGTGTGCAATACTGATTGCTTTGTTAATTAGTGCAGGTTTGATTTCTAATTCTTCTGCTACTGCCTTAACTGTTTCTTTTAAGCCTTCTGTCAGACTTTCAATTTCATATTTGACTTGAACGCCTTCGTTAATTAGTCGCTCTAGTTTGGCCTTTTCTTCTGGTCCATAGGTTCTATTGCCC